CACAACGCTACCAACCGACACGCTCGAAATAATTCGCATCGTGGTTGACCTAGACCCGGTAATTGTACTCGAGTATTTGTCACCAGAAGATTTGTCCCAGCTCAGAGCTGAGCTCACGGGAACTGGCAGACCTCATTATTTCACATTGCTGGGCGGTTCGAGCAATCAGCTTGAGGTGCTTCGTTCTCCAGATGCAACGTACACATCTTCGATTGTCTATTACACGCGAATACCAGCATTAACAGATTCAGCAACATCCAACTGGCTTCTTACGAATCACCCGGACATTTATTTGTTCGGAGCTCTTGTCGAAGCTGAACCTTATCTCAAAAACGATGAAAGAATGCCGTTGTGGATTGCTCGCTTAGCACAAGCTCTTACAGATTTGCGCTTGCAAGGAGAAAGAGAACTCTACAGCGGTTCGTCAATCAGCATGCGAGCTCGAGCTCTAGGATAAAAAATGGCAAATCCGACCACTAACTTAAACATGACCANACCCACTGTCGGCGGTTCTACCGACACCTGGGGAACAACGCTTAACGAACAGGTCATTGATGTTATCGATGCGATTTTTGCAATCGGTGGCACCGATGTGACCATGTCCGATGTGGCGTTTAACAGTGTCAAGTTTCAAGAGACGGGTACGGGCACAGATTTTATAGCTATGCAAGCTCCGGCCGCTGTCACGACATCGTACACGTTGACGATGCCAACAGCTGTTGGATCGAGCGGTCAAGCGTTACGAGCATCGGATGCTTCCGGCACACTTGAGTGGTATACCCCGGCTGATGTCGGGGACATAACTAGCGTAGTCGCCGGAGCTGGGCTAACTGGGGGCGGTACTTCTGGAGCTGTCACCCTGAATGCGGTTGGCACATCAAATCGCATTACGGTCAACGCTGACGACATTGACATTGCTTCGACGTATGTCGGCCAGACCTCAATAACGACTGTCGGTGCGCTTGGAGCGGGTTCAATTACATCTGGTTTTGGAAACATTGATGTTGGCAGCTCTACCATTGATGGCGGTACGATTACAGCCGACACAGCTTTCGTGCCAGATGCCGCTGATGGTGCATCTTTGGGCACGGCTTCTCTGGAGTTTAGTGACCTGTACTTAGCTGATGGTGCGGTTATTCAGTTTGGAAATGACCAAGATGTATCCTTAACTCATGTTCCAGATACAGGCTTGTTGTTAGGCGGTACGCGCCAGTTGCAGTTCTACGATGCGTCTCAGCGGATTGCCGCAATTGATGACACAACCCTGTCTATCGGGGCAACCGATGAGATCGATATAACAGCAACCTTAATAGATCTTAACGGCAACGTAGATGTGTCAGGAACGATAGTTGGAGCCAGCACCATCCAGGGCACAACGATTACCGCTACCACAGCGTTAGCTGGCACATTATCTACCGCAGCACAGCCCAACATTACAGCAGTAGGTACAATTGCTACCGGAGTCTGGAACGGCACAGCACTAGCTACGGCATACATAGCTGATAATGCAGTTACGCTCGCCAAGCTCGAGGACGGCACTCAAGGCGATGTATTGTACTATGCTGCATCTGGAGCTCCAGCCCGGTTAGGTGCAGGATCGTCCGGTCAAGTGCTAACTAGTGGAGGAGCAGGAGCCAACCCCAGCTGGGCTACGCCGACAGTCGGAGATGTTACAGCTGTCACGGCCGGTGCCGGGCTTACCGGAGGAGGCAGCTCAGGCGATGTAACGCTCGATGTCGTTGGGACCAGCAATCGCATTACGGTGAACGCTAACGATGTCGATATCGCCTCGACATATGTCGGCCAAACCTCGATCACGACGCTCGGCACAATTGCAACCGGCACATGGAACGGTACAGCGATTACTGGCGACTATATCGACGTTACAACTTCGCCGTTAGCCAACACTAAGATCTGGATAGGCGACAGCTCCGGAGACGCTCAAGAGTTCGCTCTCTCAGGTGATGCCACCATGACGGCGGGTGGAGTAGTTACAGTCACAGCACCGGCAGGGACGCTCACGGGCACAACTCTTAAATCTACGGTTGTGTCGTCGAGCCTTACTTCTGTAGGCACGATAGCCACGGGAGTCTGGAACGGTACTGCAATTGCTACAGCATACATAGCTGACAACGCAATAACACTTGCTAAACTGGAAGATGGGACACAAGGAGATGTGCTGTATTACGGCGCGTCGGGAGCACCAGCTCGACTAGGAGCTGGCTCGAGTGGTCAGGTTCTAACAAGCGGAGGAGCTGGGGCTAACCCCGCATGGGCTACTCCGACTACGGGTGACATTACAAGCGTCGTTGCAGGTACTGGGTTGTCGGGAGGCGGTACGTCGGGGGATGTAACCCTCAACGTAGATGCAGCTCAAACGCAGATAACTTCGGTTGGGGCATTAGACGCTGGCTCTATATCGTCTGGCTTTGGAGCCATCGACGTAGGTAGCTCAAATATCGACGGTGGCACGATTACGGCTGATACAGGGCTAACTGTTGGCACAGACTTTCTGACCGTTGCCGATGGGGTTACCACCATTGGTGGAACCGACACATCAAAACTGCAATTTCACAACGCAGCAGGAACGCTTAGGTCGTTTCTCACGCTTAACACTACATCCCTAGAGATCGACACAGACAGTGCGTTAATTTTTAGCCCTAACAACGCTGAAAGAGCTAGAATAGATGACTCTGGTCGAATGGGTATTGGTACAGCAACGCCACATTCGTACTACTCCGGTTCAAACAAATTCGTAATTGCGAATACGGGTGGTAGCACTGGGATGACCTTTGCTACAAGCAATACAGGTCAGGCTCGAATAGACTTTGCTGAAGGTACGTCGGGTGCAGAACAGTATCGCGGAACGATTTCGTATAATCACGCTGCAACAGAATCTGAGGGCTATTTAAGATTTGTGGCTGGGGGTGCTGAAGCGTTAAGGCTAGGAAGCGATTATGTCTTAATGGGAAATCTTCCAACGTCTGATCCCGGTGTAGACACAGCCTTGTACAACGATTCTGGAACTCTAAAAATAAGTGCTGGCTAAGATGACACTTACATGGCAAGTAGACGGCATGACTGTAGATAAGTCTTTAGACGGCCTAACAGATGTAGTCACCTTCGTGCAGTGGCGCTTAGTTGGCGAAGACGGAACCTATGTAGACTCTGCCGGAGAAACAGTTCCTAATGTAGCCAGTGTGTACGGATCACTGCGTGTAGGTCAACCGAACCCGGACGACTTCACTCCGTATGCTGACTTAACCCAAGATGCTGTGCTGGCATGGGTTAAAACAACATTTGATTCAGAGATGGTTCCGTCTAAAAATCCAGACGACCCAGAAGAGATGATATCAAAAACCGAACTCTACGAGAGGTTGGTTGAAAAAGAATTAGAAGAAAACGCTAACCCCACAACGGATAACCCAGCGTTGCCTTGGGACGAGAATGATGGGGGTTGAGGAAATGCTTTCGTATTTTCCAGCGGTGCTGGCAGCGGGAGCAGCGTACGGTGGTGTAAAAGCGGGGCTAAACGGAACTCGAGATACCCTAGCTCAAATCGAGCGAATTGTATCGAGACTAGACGAAAAGGTGGATGTACACGGTGAAAGGATTAGCAAAGTCGAAGAAAGAACAGAACAGCTCCAATCCAGGCTCAGTGGCCGAGGGGGCTGATTTGTCTACTACAACGACATCCGGTTCAACTAACGGGACAATCTTGCTAGACGAGCGAGTCCCATTAACGCTGGAGCAAGCAATTAGTTTGCGGTCATTGTTCCAGGCGAAAAAAGAACATCTAGACGGCCTACAAGGCATAGATGCTTCTATCGAGCTCGCGTATCAAATGCTTGGGGTTCAAGGTAGGCAGATTGTATCTGGTGAGCTCGGTGAAGTGGATCCGCATTTAATGTTAAAATCTGAACCCAACGGTATCATCGAGTAATGCCAGCTCCTGAGTACGTTCCTCTTGAATTTGAGCCCGGAATTTGGAAAAACGGGACACTCTACCAGGCACGTGGGCGATGGTATGACGCCGACCTTATGCGGTGGAGCGTGGGCGCACTTGGACCTATTGGTGGATGGCG